TGCATCAGTAGCACCAACAGAGACAGATGTATTCTCAGTACAAAATCTAGGTATAAATGGTGGTAGTGAATTTACTATCAAGCAAGACCGTTCAATTGATGCATTTGGATTACAAAACTTCACTACATCAAGTGGTGGTACACATAGTAGATACTTATCTGCAGCATCACCAGAGGCAGATTTACAGTTAATCGCTAATATAGTATACATGGTAAATGTACAATCAACACAAACATTGATACTTACATTACCAGCTGCACCACAAACAGGTGATGTCGTTAGACTAATTGATGTAGGTGGTAACTTGAAGTATGATACCACACTGGTTGTTAGAACTCCTGAGACAAGTGGCACACCAATACAAGGTGATCCAACTGGAACACTATTTGGTGATAGATTAACTCCATATCCATCTGGAGAACTCGTAGTTCAAACACCAAATGCTGGATTTGCACTCATATATCTTGGATCAGTTGATAGTAATGATCAAATAGGCATACCAACTAGCGTACAAGGTTGGTGGTTAATGGAGGTATAAATGCCAAATTACAACCGTATAAAAGCAGCAAAAGCACATCCAATTGGCACAATTATGCCATGGACTGGAAGTACAAGTGAGTCTGCATTGTCTCCAGATGCTATACCAAAGGGTTGGATAGTATGTAATGGCAATCAACTCAAAGCAAAAGATTACCCACTACTCGCACAGATATTGGGTAATCTATACGGTCCTGTTGTAGAACCTGGTCAACCATTTGTTGGTATATCAAATTCATATCCCAGTTATCAAGATGATGATGTGTTTAATCTACCAACATTAAATCAACAGGCGTTGATAGATTTAGAGAGTAATTTGCTAACATCACAAGAACTGGCAGTGATTGGAACTTATGTTTCATTAAATGGTTACGATTCACAAAATCAACCAGTGGCAAACGTACTGTCATATATTGATGCACAGTTTACAGCACAAAATGAATCTGAACTATCAGGAAAGATAAAAGGTATTACTCTCGATGATCCATCATACTTTGATACTATTAGAACTATACCAAGAAAACTAGGTGTTGAGCACACAGCATCACATACACACCCAAGACCAACAGGTAGTTTCTATCCGTCAGTTGAATTAGGTGGTGGGTATCTTGGACTGTTTGAACCTGGTTTTTTTGAGACTGCAAGTAGTGAATATACAACTGGTGGTGATACAGGTTTGACAAGTCAAGAACCATTGGCAGATAGATTCAATCCTGGCACAGTCACATGGACTGCATATGATCCTAGTGCAGACTCATTAGTTAATTGTGATAGTTTCAATCATTTTGGTCAAGCATCAGATGTTTTACCAGTATTTCCACAATCAGGTCCTCGTACTGTTGCATCATATGGACAGACAGGTCTTGCAACCAATGGTTATCAAGATGATAACTCATGTATACAACCAGTACAACAACCAGCAGTCACTGCTCCATTTCCACCACCTGGCACATATCTAGGACAAAGAAACTATTATGTATCAGATCAAGTTCCCGAAGCAAGACGAAGTGATTTTAGTACACCTCCAACCACTGATCCTAGCGACTATTATGGTGCGGTGGGAGCAGGAAGAGATTTTCCATATCCTACAACATTGAATCATGGTGGTGATGCTTTCACAGCATCTTCATTAGGGTCACACAATCATTTCACCATTGATATATCAATGACCAAAGGTCAAATGAATTTACCTAGCACTATACTCATAAATAATATGACCACTGGAAACTTAGAACCACTAGATGTTGACAGAGCATTGAGTGTACAGGTCAACCCCAACACACCATCTTTGGTCGTACTGTATATCATCAGAGCATACTAATGGCAGTATTATATTCAAAAGAAAAAGGAAAACTAGGGACACTTACTGGAACAATTATTAATTGGTCTAGTCAGTTAGTATCTGATGATCCAGAAGATCCCATCATATATGAAACACTTCCTGCTGGTTATTTGAGATGTAATGGTGGAATATATCAGGCAGAGGTATTTCCAGAACTTGCTACTATATTGGGTACAGGTGTAAATTGTAGATATAAAAAACCAGATACAGAATTACTTGACAATCAATTTCAAGTTCCTGATCTTGGTGCAAAGTCTACTAAAACATCATTCTCATCAAACTTAGGAGATTATCTCGACACATATTTGGAAAACGACGCAGGACAAGAGATAACAAAATCTGGTGTAGGATTAGAAGTTAGTAGTAATATAGGTACAACATATACAGTTCAGTATCAGGGTAATTTCTTTTTACCAGCACAAACAATCGAGATTACTGGTCAACCTGGCTTTGCTAAGTCAACTGGTAACTACACAGAAGAGACAGAGGTATTAGCAACAGCATTCCAACCACATGCTCACTTCCATGATGGCAAGAGATCTAGAACTGCATCACCAACAAGTGAATTTAATTTATTTGGTAGAAACTCTTATACATCTAAGTCTACCTTGTGTATTATGCCATGGGCAAATAACACAAAACAACCATTATGTCAGGCAGCAGCATCTAGATTTGTTGCAGCACAGCAGCAGAGAGTTGTAACGGTTCAGTGTTTCACTTTCTTGGTTGGAGGTCCCAGTCAAGAGGTACACGAGTGGTATGGTGGTTGTTGGTCAGGTTGTACATTTGAACAACAATCAAAATGTTTAATACCTGGTAATATTCCTGAGCTAGATCCACTTGGATCAGGAGCACCAACAGGAAATATATTAGAGTATGGATGTTCAAATTTAGGAAATCAAGCAGGATTCCCAATTTATATTCCTGGCGGTGCTGCAACAGGAACATGTGGTAACGTCACATATAATGGTGAGATGAATTGTAAGACTGGTGCACAGTGTGTTATTGGTGGAGCGAGTTGTAGTCAGTTCGTGACTATTGGTAATGCTTTCCAAAATTTACCTCCAAATTATACACCAAATACTGTATCACAAGCAACTCAAGTTCCATTTGATGGACAGGCAAGTGTGCTTACATATGGTGCACTTAATAATACAATCACTGACGTAGAAGAGTTTGGAAATGACTGTACACACAAACATCTAGTTCCATTCAATCAAGAACCACATACATTCAATGTTGTAACAAAACCAACATATATTCCTGCTGGTACAATCACATCAACAGTAAATATTGATGTGAATGAAGAAAACAAAGCAGATGGTTATATACAACCATACCTAGTCCAAGAATTTCTAATTAAGTATTAAGATGGCATCTTATAGGAATACATTTGCTAATTACATGTCTGACAAGACAGGACTACATGCTCCTGTCGGATCAATTCTTCCTGTATTTGCTGATCTAAATCTTGCTGGTAACGATCCAGACTACACATACCCACAACATTTATATTGTGATGGTAGAGAGTTGTTCATTCGTGATTATCCAGAACTATACGGTATTATCAAAAATACCTATGGTGGTGCAGCTGCAGTGCAAAGAAATCAGACAGCACAACCTGGTGGATTAAGAAGATCATATATCATTAATAACAAATTATTTCTCAATTTTTATTATGATGTCAACAATACTAAAGCAACAGTAAAAAGACCATATCCATTTGGTGCAGTATTTAGATTTGCTAGTATAGCGAATCCATATGGATCATTTCCTAGTAATGGAATATTTGATCAGAGCACATTTTATTCGTTGGTAGAACCAACTGAAGATGTATCATTATATGCACAAACAAATGCATTTGCATATGAGGTAACTCTACCAGATAGTGTTGATTTATCACAAGAGAATCCTGCAGATTATACATTTAACTTTGCAACTGGTAATACACATCCTGACATAGTAGTACAGAAATCATATAATTTAAGAGACTATCCATATAATATTGGAACATTTAATCTACCAGACTATAGACAGAAAAAAATTCTAGGTTATGGTAACGTCAACGGAGCAGGAACAGCAACACCAGAGAACGCAGTCAATAATTTTGTTGGACAGACTGGTGGACAGTGGTATATTCCTAAAAATACATTGGTTGATAGTGGAGAGTTCTTTGTTATTGGTGATGTAAGAACAACGGGATATAATACTATTGTGGCAGATATTCCTGCATATATCACGGGAACTGTTAAGTATCAGATAGGACCTATGGATGATTATGTTTTTCCATTCCCTCCTACACATGGTCATAGAATACTGTCAGTAGAAGTTGATGAAACAAAACTAGCAGAGCAGGGAGCAGCAGAAGTTGATAAGTATGCTGTCAACTATATTAATAGTAGAGCAAACATCAATATATTTGAACCAAATGGATCTGCTGGTGGTGCA